TCATAAAGGGGTTGTTAAGGGGGATTTATCCCCCTTAAGATAGGAAAGAATAAAAAATGTAATCTTATAAATATAAAGAAATTTTACAAAAAACTTCTTACGGATTGCATAAAAAATAAAAATGTAGTACAATAAAATGTAGTTTTGAACTTTAAAAATTTAATAAAAAGGGAATGAGAGAACGGCAGCGGCTAAGGTCGGCAGTAATTGCAACAATGGCTTGATAGTCGGCGGTTTTGCGACGAATTTGAACAATGCGCCTTCAAACTCGAACTGGAACATCGGCTCGGCTACTTCTTGTAGAAGATATCCTTTAATTTTAATTTGGTATATATAACTCAAATTATATATAACTTTCAAATGTTTTCTCACTTCCTTGCCTCTTGGCAAAAATTAAGTCGTAAAAGGTGTGGGTTAGTAAGAAATGAAAGCCTGCAAGACTACAAGAAAGAGATTTTTAAAATTGAAAACTTATAAGCACCTTTTTGAAAAGGTTATCGAATACGAGAATATCAATACAGCAATAAGTAATTCCTCATTAAGTAAAAGGAATAGGAAGAACGTACAAGATATTCTTAACAATAGAGATAAACATATTAAGAAGATACAGCAGCTTTTAATAGAGCGAAAGTGGAAACCTCGCAAACATACAGCAGAAGAAATTAGCGATGGTTCTTGTCATAAAAAACGTATTATTGTTCGACCGGATTATGCCTATGAACAAATTATTCATCATTGCGTAATACAAGTCTTAACTCCTATTTTCATGAAAGGCATGTATGAATGCTCTTGCGGTTCTATTCCAAACAGGGGAGCAAAACTCGGCAAGCGTTGCTTAGAACGTTATATCAGGAAAAACAATGTTTCTAATCCACCTAAGAATAGTAAATATAGAAAACAAAATTTAAAATACGTTTTAAAAATAGATATACATCATTTCTTTCAAAGTATAAATACTAAAATTTTATATGAGAAGTTTGCAAAAATAATTAAAGATGATAACATGCTTTGGCTTTTAGAAACAATTCTAACCTCAAATATTGTTGTTTATCATGGTGAAGATATAAATGTAGGCTTACCAATCGGCTACTATACTTCTCAATGGTTCGCTAATTTCTACTTGCAAAATTTAGACCATTTTATTAAGGAAAAACTGCATATCCGCTGCTACATCAGATACATTGACGATATGGTCATGTTTGGCTGTAATAAGAGGGATTTGCATAAATGTCTTGCTGCTATAAAGAAAGAATTAAAGGAAATTGATTTAAAATTAAAAGATAATTATCAGATATTTCGATTTGACTATATTGACAAAGACGGCAAGAGAAAAGGTCGTTGTATAGATTTTATTGGATTTAAGTTTTATAGAGATAAAACTTTATTGAGAAAGAAAATTATGTTCAAGGCTATCCGCAAAACAAAAGCGGTTAAAAGAAAATTAAAACTGACTTGGTATGATGCATGTCAGCTTTTGTCATATTTGGGATATTTTAAACATTCTAATACGTATAAAATTAAAGAAAAATATATTTTGACTAAAATTAGCGTAAAGTCTTGTAAACAAGTAATTAGCAAGCATTCAAAATCGTTAAACTTGAAAAAAATAGAAAAATGTAATAAGATAGTAGCAAAGGGGGAAACAAATGACAGTAATACAATTCAAAACAGCGGAAAGTCTTGTAAAGCCGCCTAGAGAAGAAAAAGTTAAAAACGGCTATTATATTCGTCAACAGTATTCAACAGAGGTCGTAACAGACCCGCAAAACCCTGATATAACAAACACAAAATATATCTATCAAGAGGCTTTTCTTACAGAAGAAGAATACCAATATTATCGTGTTGGTGTAGAAATAGCTCAAGAAGATACTACCGATGCTTATATAAATTATAAAGCCGCTCTTGACACAGGAATTGAATATTCAGAAGATGATGGTGGCAACGGACTTTTATATAAACCAAAGTGGGTAAAAGAGGCTAATGGCGAGGATGGTACATATATTAATTTGCTCTCTCACTGGGATTTAATCGGTGATATGATAACAGAATTGCCGCTTTGGGATGCAAGCGAAAAAGCAGAAAACGTACGCAAGTTTACCAAAGATGAATTTAAGGCTTTAATTGCATTTTTGGCTACAAAACAAGAAACTTTGTTTAATGAATACAAAGTTGCAAAAGGGCAGGAAATCTAATGATATTTGAAGAAAAAGGCAAATATATAACATATTCCGGCGATAGCATGCAATTCCTATTAGAAATTTCTAATTTGGATGCAGGTAAAACTTATGATTGCTTTTTTCAAATAAACTATGCAAATCCAATTCAAAAGAAAGTTCAAATAACAGCAGATGATAACGGTGAGGCAGTTGCTGACATTTATATTTCGCCGGAAGAAAACAGTGTTAAAGTTGGACAATACAATTTTGCTACAAAAATTATGTATGAAAATGTTGTTGTTTATCAAGATACACTGTACTCGGGTGTTTTAGATGTTCGCAGACAAAGAGTTGAGGTTGAGGAAGATGACGACAACGGACAAGAATAGTGTAAAAGTTGATATAAAAATGCAGCCATCAGCAACAGTTAAGGTTACTAAAACACAATCTGCTACATTAAATCTTATTGCAGGTGCAGGTGGCGGAAGTCGCAGCGGGGATAAGTCTTTTATCTTTACGCAGGCATCACCGTCTAAAATTTGGACTATTGAACATGGACTTGCAAAATATCCTTCTGTAAGTGTTGTTGATAGTGCAAATAATATCGTGGTCGGCGATGTACAATATATCAGTGAAAGCAAAATCTCAATTAGTTTTGCAGGTGCTTTCTCAGGTAAGGCATACTTAAATTAGAGAGGATATAAAAATGGCACAAAAAATATTAACAAGTTTAGACTTAAATCAAAATGAAATATTAAACTTCGTTGAACAAAATTTGGCATCAGCTCCTGCTAATCCAAAAACAGGTCAGAAGTATTACGATACAACAACTAATCAGTTAATGATTTATAATGGCACAGGCTGGCAAGATGTTGGAGCAGGAATAACACAAGCAACATCAACTAGTCTTGGCGGTATCTATGCTGATGCAAGAAACAGTAATGAAACGCAAGCCATAAATATTGATACAGCTACAGGTAAACTTTATACAAGACCTGTTACAGTTTCTGCTGAAGGTCTGACCATGAATGCAGAAACGGGTGATATTTCTTTAACGGCTAATTTTGAAATACCGACAATGGAAGATACAGCACAGATTTATGCAAATGAGGCTGATATCTTAACTATTAAAAATGAAAAAGGTGCAGCAGGTGGTTTGGCAACTCTTGACAGTACAGGTAAAGTACCGTTAGCTCAATTACCTGCTTATGTTGATGATGTTGTGGATACTTATATTGTCGGCAGCACGGCTTTTGCAAAAGATTGGTTAAGTGAAACTGAAGGCGGAACAGCTTTAACTCCGTCAACAGGTAAAATCTATATTGTTTTAACATCAGGCGAATATCAGAATAAAACTTATAGATGGTCTGGTTCAGTTTATGTTGAAATATCTGCAAGCCCTGGGCAGGCTACAGAAACGGCAGCAGGTATTGCAGCAATAGCAACAGCAACAGAAATAACAGCAGGAACAGATGACCAAAAATTTGTTACTCCTAAAAAATTGAAAACTGTAACAGACGGCATAAATGACGATATTTCAACAATAAATACACAAATATCTGCTATGCTCAAAAAAATAACGGCAACAAACCCTGCTTTAACTGTTTCAGGCGGCATTGCAACATGGACTGTTTCAAACTCTCTCAGCAGTGCGGATGTTATTTGTTCTGTTAAAGAAGTATCAAGCGGCGATGAAGTTGGGGTTGATATAACTTATTCTGCAAGTTCAATTTCAATCAAAATAAATGCAGATGAAAACATTACAGCAGGCACATATAAGGCAGTAATAATCGGATAATAAAATATGGCAAAGAAATTCTTAAACGCAGATACAGACGATACTTTGGGCGGCAGCTCGGCAAGTGATACCGTGATACCTTCACAAAAAGCCGTTAAAAGTTACACGGATGCAACAAAGGAAGAATTGCTGACAAAAATTGAAGAATTAGAAACAAAACTGACAGCACTTCAAACGGAGCTTAGTTCAATAAACTTCGTAACAATAGGATAAGACAATGAAAGTAAAGAAAAGCATAGTTGAATTTTATAAATGGGTACCGCTTTGGTTATCGGTGCTTTATATAATGAATGTTTACTTCTACAGACCTTCTCAATGGTTGAGCGTGGTTCATATCTTGTTTTTCTTTATTGCTTTTGTTCCTTTTATCTTTATTCATGGGGTAATTTGCAGGCATATTTACACAGAGCATAAAGCAGAGAAGGGTGGTGGATATGAACTTTAATTTAGAAGATTTAATCCACTTTTTAATTTTCGGATTTCTCGGATTGCTCGGCGGCACAGCAAAATACTTGAATACTCACAGCAGCGAATATAATTTAAAATCTTACGCAAGCATGGTTGTTACATCGACTTTGGTTGCAATAATCTTTTGTTTTATTGCTTTGCAAAAAACAGACAGCAGCGGATTTCTGATAGCAGTTGGTATTACATCCGGCTATCTTGGTTCAAGATTGTTTGATTTGATTGCAGAGTGGTTTTTAGATAATGTTGAGAAACTTTTGAGAAAACATGCTGAAGGTGGTGAGGGCGATGTTGACGACACTAATGAAGATGCTTGAGGCTTTTTGTAATGCTTTTGAACAAGCCGCAGAAACGCAGGAAACGGCAATCGAACATCAATCAGAAACAAATATCAATAAATCCTACAAGAACGCAAGTAAGGCAATAAAAGCAGCAAATAAAGCTCTTGATATTGCTAATTGTTATATTGATAAAATGGATAGGTCGGATGCCCGCAAATTCAACAAGTATAAAAGAGTTTTTGATAATAACATAGGGAGTAAATAATATGTCTTTCGGAAATGACTTAGGTGCAGCAGCTTATAGAATTGCAAAAAAAATGGGGAATACAAAATCGCTTGGCAAGTGTGCATTGGCAGTCGGTGATGCCGTATCTGCTGTCGTTGGCGAGAGTGTTGCCTGCAAATTCAGAGGCAATGCATGGACTTGGATTGATAAGGTTAGAAATACACAGCTTGGTAAACAATACTGGCGGTTTCTAAAACAGTCAAAAGATACTCATGGACTTCCTGCCGGCTCCCTTGTCATTTGGGATAAGCAAGATTTGCATCCATACGGACATATTGAGATTGCAGACGGGAACGGTAATTTGTGCAGTGATTTTATCCGCTCGGATAAATTGGCAATTTATAAAAAAAATCCTGCAAATATTGTTCCGCTGATTTTCATTCCTTGCGAAAGAGGAACGTCTACGAATAATAGTTTACCTTATGATGTTGAGGTTACAGCTGCAAAATTGAATATCAGAGAGCATTCTGACACAAGTTCTAATATTGTTACAACAGTCAATAAAGGAACAATTTTAACCGTTTGGGCAATAGAAACTAAAGAAGATGGTACAAAATGGGGCAAAAACTCAAAAGGGTTCTTTGCTTTGGAGTATACAAAACAATGTTAATCAAAGATGAGCATATTGAAAAATTTGTTACTGATTGTATAAAAATGAGCAGAGAAATAGGTGATGATATACCGGCAGAAAAGATTGCGCATGAGTTTTATATAAAATTAAAAGAAATAGAAATGACCAACGTATCAAATAATAATTAAGGAGGTAGACATGTTAATTCCAAAGAAAGTTAAAGAAGCTGTTACAGAGCAAATAAGTAAGGCTATTGTAGAAAAACAACAAAAAATTGGCGAGATTAAACTTGCTGCTTATGATTATATTTTTGACCATTTACCATGGTGGGCAGATTTTCTTTTTGAAAATTTTGTTGCCACAAGAGTTGATAAATGGGTAAATGACCAAATCGTAAAGGCAATGCAGAATGTTGAGAATAACTAAACCTTTAACCTATAAAAGCCGCATACAGCAAATTGGGGATGGTAACAAATTTGTCTTAATTGACAATGAAGTGTTTGCTACCAATAAAGGAATTATCCTTGCTCCCCTATATTTGCTGACTGATAACATTACGTTCATAAATAACACGTTTGTTGACGTTCGTGCCTCGCATATTCATGATATTGGATGTGCGACACATAAAATTATTGTATCTGATTTAACAGAGAAAGATTTACTTGAGAAAAAACTTTTGTATTTGAATGAAAAAGCAACAGAAAGAGAACAGAAATTTCTTAAAGAGCTGCAAGCAGCAAAAAAATATGACGGCGACACTTCGGTTATGGTATTTGTATGCGAGGATATTCCGGCAGAATACCTAAAAATTGTAGATGTCGATTTCTCGGAAATAAATCAATATTTCAAACAAATGCTGCGATGTACGGGAGTGTCTGACTTAAAAACAAATGTCATGGGTACTTCTGTTTATCTTAATGTCGGATGGTGCCTAAAATCTACAAAACCAATGCTTACAGCGGATAGGATTTTTAAAGACATTTTAATTACATAGGAGGCTGCAATGTTAATAAATCCAATTCAACCCAATTCAATTAGTTTCAAAGGATATAATTCAATTCTTAAAACACTTTATAAAAAAGGGGATTTGCCGGAGGTTAAATATGGATTTTATGGGGATTTATTAACAAAAGATAATTGTAGTGTGGAACATTTAAAATGCCGTGCTAAAGGCGGTAAAACCGTCATTGAAAATCTTGTTCTTACGAGCAAAAGAACAAATAATCTGCGTGGTGATAGACCTTTAAAACTATTTTTAGATTTGCAAGCAATGGCAACATACTTGGAGCAATTTATAGGTATAAAAAGAAAAGGTTTCGATGGGGATGCTTATATAAAAGCGATTATAAAAACGGTCGGAAAAGAACTATAACTTGATTTTTGATTGAGATTGTGCTATAATTCTTATTGTTAAATCTTATTTTTTCATATTTTAAAAATTTTTTCATTTTTAAAAAGCCGGCACTTGAAAAAGTGCTTTTCTTTTTGTTCATTTTGAGGGGGCTAAAAGGCGTTTTAAGAGAGGTTATATTATAATAGGATAAATCTTTTCGTCTTATATAAGAAAAATCCCAAGCTGACTAATAAGGCTTGGGATACATATAAACATGAAATGATATTGGAACTCTCATAGAGAGATTTTACCAAAATATCTTTTCCGTTTCCTCCTCCGTACATTTTCTGTCGATAATAGTTTCACCTGTATTATCGTCATACGTTGCCCATGCATAAAATTTCATTTCACCATTGAAAATGTTTTCCAATTCTTCATCAAGAGGGAACTGTCCCATGATTGAACGGTCTTTATTATACACTAAACATAATGAGCTTGTAAAATCTTGCTGATACTTAAAAATTTCTTTCTTATTTTTCATTTTTACTCCTTTCAACTGTTGAATATTTTTCATCAATAATTCCTGCTACATTACAAGTAAACATAATATAATCATACATTTCTTGTTTTATTTCATCTTTGCATTCAATAAATTCTAACATATCTTCATCACGGTCATTAATCATGTGTAATTGACCTCGTAATTTCCAGTCATTGAGAAACTTTGCCGTCTGCATTCTTAACCGTTCAGGTCTTACGCTCACAAAATGCAGCGTGAAACCTTTTTGCTGATAATATAATGCTTTTACAAGTCCTCTTGGATTGGGAATTTGCTCTGTAACGTGTCCTGCAAAATAATCATCAAATGTGTTATCTTCGTTATTCTCTGCCCATATTTTACCACGTTCAATAATTGAAGAAACGTCAACAAGAGTATCAAAATCAATTATGATAACACTTTCCTTTCGACTTTTCTTTACCCACCCGAGTATCATTCCAAAAAAGAATAAGAGAAGAATTGGTTCGATTATAGATAAAAATAAAAACATTGTAGAACTCATTATATCGGCTGCTCCTTGTCATATTCTGCAATCCATGAGGCAGACAGAGCTTTTTCAATATCTATCTTAGGAGCAAACTCTTTTGCAAAACGCTCTTGAATATCGTTATATCCTTTTATATAGATATTTCTAAAATCTTGCATGGAAGGAAACATTTCTTGTGCCACTTCGATTGCTTTAGTTCCTGCTGCATCATTGTCCATAATCAAACCAACTTCATCAAAACGTTTCCAGTTTGATTTTTGCAGGCAATTATTTGCGTTGATACTATTTGTACCGTTTTGTACTGTAAATATTGCTGTATAACTTAATCTTTCGGGGTCTGTCATTTTGAGAATTTGAATAAGATTGTAAGCATCCTTATATCCTTCACAAATTATTGCATGCATAGTAAAACCACTTGCATATACTGTACAAATTTTACTATCATATCCGCTTATACGTCTGACAGTTTTTTCGCCTTTATATTCCCTATATTCTGCTCCGTTTGGAGTAGATAATGCAAGTGCCTCTGTCGGGTCTTTACCTACTGCTTTTGATGGAAAAACAAGCATATCTTTATTCTCATCATAGCCTATCATACATTCTGTTGCTGTTTTCGGCAGGATTGTATGTTTTTCAAACATGTGTCTTAAAATGTCTTTACGTTTCATTAGGGCAATATGACAATTCCAATAATAAGCATCTAATTCTTCCTCGGGTATTGCTTTTTCTTTTTCAATCGGGGGAACAGGAGGCATAATTTGTTCACTTCGTACAGGCTGATTATAAACAGGCATTTCCTCACCTTTTGCAGCAGCAAATCTTCTGCGTGCAATAATACCCGTTATTTCACTTCCATAATCGCAAGCGAAACATTTAATTATGCCTTTTGATACACTAAACTTTAAATTATCACCGTGTTTATCACCCCCTGGGCAAGCAGGACATTTCCACTCGAAATTATCACCGTTTTGCCTTAATGGTTGTCCTAATATTGAAACAACTTCTTCCAATGTTATCGGGTTTAAATCAAAATCCATTTCCATTTTTAATCACCTATATAATTAAATCTTTCTTTCAAGAGAGCTTTTATCTGCTTTGAACATTTACCTCTTGATATGCAATTCTCAAGCCTTGTAGCCTTTATTCCTAATTTACTTGCTAACTCTGTTCTTGTAATATTTTCTTTTTCACAAACTATCAAAATTTCATTTTTTGGTAGTCTTAAAAACTGAGCATAATCCTTTCCCGCTTTTGCATCTGCTAAAACAGCATCTGCTAACTCTTGCGGAGTATAAAGCTCTCTGACTTGAAAATTATGATGAATGCACCAACTTTTATAAATTTGCAAAAAAAGTTTTGGTTTATTTTCAATATCAGTTACACTTTTGTATTTCATTTTCAAAAATCCTTTATTTACATTTTTATTGTATCATAAAATTTCGTTATTTTTGCACTATTTTAATCTTATATTTTTCAAGTTCCGCCTCGAGTTTTTCTTTATGAAAGTTGTTGCGATAATTATTTGAATTTATTCTTTTAATAGCAGCACTATCATTCCTTATTTGAGCATTATAACCTTGACTGATTGTCTTAAATTTCTTGATAAAATATTTCTCAAGTTTAGATAGCTCGACATAATCATCGTGTTGAGCAAGAATAGTCCAATTAAAACATTTTGCTCCAAATTCTCTTAAAGCATCGTAGAATTTACCTTTAGTGCCTCTTTTAAAAGCCTCGTATTCATGGTCAAATTTACGATGTTTAAGACTTTTCTTTGTTTGTCCGATGTAGCACTCGCCTGTATAATAATTTTCTGCTTTATAAATTATACCCATTTTCCAAATCTTCCTTTTGCCCTTAAGAATAAAAATTTTTCAATAGGTATCTCAAAAACTTCTCTTGAATACTCTATTTTCTTCCCGAAAGGTCTGTATGGTCTACCAAATTTACTTTTAATGTTTACAACTTCAATTTCAGATTTTCGATTAAACCAATCTAATGCGCCAATTATTTTATCAACATCTTCATTATTTTCTAAAATCATGGACTTTATTGCTTTATCTTTGTTTTGTTGATTAAGCCGGATAAACTCTTTTTCATCAATCAAATCAAGTTCCTTAAAGTCAGCAATAGTCCCTGTTATTTTAATTTCACAAACATCAATCATTACCGTCATTATCTTACGCTTTCAAATTCAAATTATATCGTTTCGATATATTTACTGCCCAGTCAGGTAGACCTTGCTGCAATTCTTTTGCATATTCCTGTATTTTCTCAACTGCTCTTGCCTTTGGAATTTCGCCGCCGTTAAGATTAAAACGTTCTTGAGCTATCTGACACACTGTGAATAGTGCTTGATTTATGACAAATTGCTCGGTATTTCCATGCTCTAACAATATAGCCATCACTTGACATAAAAAATCATCAGAATAAACCTCGCAGCCGATTGAAGAAAATGCATTGACTAAGTTTATATAGTCTTTTACTGTTCTAAGATTGTTCATGCTTTTCTTTTATTACCCCTACTATTCTAGGAAATGGTTGTAGATATTCAGGCTTATGTGTTAAACTTAACAATGCACAACAGTTCCAACAAC